TGGTTATTAATGTAAACAAAATACTTAACCCTTTTTTCAGGTTGGGGGGTGGGTTCCGGTTTGGGCTCCGGTTTAGGAGCAGGTGGGAATAAAGCATTCCAGGTATTTTCACCAATAATTCCATCTACTTTTAAGCCACGCTTTTTCTGAAATTCCTTTACCGCCTTTTCTGTGTTCGGGCCGAAATAACCGTCAACTTTAATCCCTAAAGCTTTTTGCGCTTTACTAACCAACTTCTTTTCCCCGTCTTTAGAATACAGTTGCAGAGGGAGTTGGTCATCGGCTTTATACTGGGGTTCAGGCGGGAACAAAGCGTTCCATGTCTTTTCGCCAACAATTCCATCAATGGCAAGCCCTTTTTTCTTTTGAAATTCCTTTACTGCTTTTTCCGTGGCTGGACCAAAATATCCATCAACTTTAATACCCAATACTTTTTGAACCTTACTCACCAATTTCTTAGACCCATCCTTGGAATACAACTTCAAAGGCAAAGTATCATCTGCTTTGTACATACTTCCACCTCCACTGGACTTGCCAGGCTTCCAACCACCCGGCCACTTAGCACGACATTGAGCCAGAGACAATCCACCAGTCATTTGGAAATGCGGATAGTCTTTAAAGCTCCTCCAGTCACCACCCCATTCAAACCCATGCTTTTTGCAGATGGCAACAAATTTTTTCCAATCAGGGTGGTCTTCATCCCAAACAGCCTTGCCATTTTTGATAACACAAAAGTCAAAAGCAAGGCCGAAATTATGATAGCTATAACCAGCGCGGGCCTTTGTGACAATTTTTCCTGGTTTAGTACGTCCTTGAGCATACAGGGCATCCTGTTCAGCGTAGGTACGCAAACCTTGAGTAATAAGAATGTCCAATCCTGCTTTTTCAGCTTCTGCAAGGGCAGCCAAGGCAGCTTTTTCAACATGTGGTTGTAACTCTGCCAAACGACGGCGGTTGGTGCTTTCATAAGTCATAGCCATATACAATACACCCCTTTCATTAATTTTCACCCTTTAACGTACTTAACTTCATCTTCCAAAACAAAAAACCCATCTCGGGTTTTAAACATATACTTAACAACTGGTTGTAATTTATGATCTCTGCCTTCTACACGATAACGATGGGTTACGGGATATTTGTCTCCCTTTTTTGCTTCAATATATTCTCCATTAAAGCCCATGTTTTTATAAAGTTTGGCGGTTTCATTGATGATCACCACGTAAGGAGGCTCAACATAATCCTTCTTCTTCTTATTTTTCTTTTTATACGCCTTTACCTCAGAAACTTTTTCGTCCATCATTTTAACCTCCTTTAAGAGTATTTAAAATAGGGCAGGGGAGCGGGTGATTTGCTCCCCTTATTTAAAATAATCTTTAATTATTTTTTAAACAGCATTTGACCCAGACGAACAAGTCCTTCAACGACTTTTTCTTTAGAAAGCAGTTTGGCATCCGATGGATTGAATTTTAAGAAACCCCAAGTAACACAGATCAAACAAACCAAATTAACCATCACATCAACCCAAAACCAGTGCTCGTCGGGAATATTGATCCCAAAAGAGGCCAAAGTAATCTTGACAAAAGAGATCAGGGCAATAATTTCTTTGACTTCATCGACGTGAGGCTTCACCATGTCAAATACTTTTTTGATAATTCCTTTCACATAAATACCTCCTTTTTTATTATTTATATTTATTGGGCTTATCATCTTCTGGGTCATCTCCAAGGATTTCACGGCGTTTTTTGATAAACTTAAGTACGGACTTCAATTCAGTGTGACCAGCTTCAACTAGATTTTCAACAATGCTTTGTGATTCACGAAGAAACATTAATGCGTAAATAAAAACTGAAAACGCACTAGCCAATCCTTGAAATGCCCCAAAATTATATGATAGCCCAACAATAATCATAATAAAAAGATAACTAATAATTTTTCTAATTGTACCAGCAAACATTGTTGCCGATCTGAGCTCACCTTGCTTAATAGCATTAAAAAGACCTACCAATAAATTTCGACCATTTCTGCATTTTTGAGCTCTGGCGTAATATTTAGTTAATAAATCCAACACAACAACAATACCAACTGCTGTTGCTGGAGCGATTAATGCTTCATCAGGAAAGACAAAGCCAACAATTGCGCTGAATAAAGCCGTATAATATTGGACAACCGGATTTACTGACATTATTACTCGTGAAAAATAAGTTGTTATATCTTTAATCACATATTATCACTCCTTTTGGCTTGGTGAATTATTATCTTGCTGAGATAAGGGGTCGGTAACATACTTGGTTGGAATGTCTGGTATATCGTAATTGTCGTTTGCTGTTTGATTCCGATGCTCTAATAAATCTTTAAGTTGTTGTTGGATTATTTTTTCAAATTCTTCAAGATCCATATAAACCACTCCTTTTTATACATCTACTCCTTTTAAGGCTACATCTCGATATGTCCCATTATATCTAACTTGTAGTCTTCCGGTTGAGGGATTATACCGAAATTGTCCAGTACCACCAACTAAAAATGTAAAGTTTCCTTCGTCCGTTATAATTAAATAATTGGATGTGTCAGCGTGGAGACGAATCGCATTTCTACCTTGAGAAAGGGCTCCATTAATGAAAGCATCACCTTCTCCAACATAAAGTGTATTGGTGTTCACCCATGTATAATCCCCAATTGCGTCAATAATAAATATGGTATCCCTCAAACCTAATCCGTAATTGTGAAATACACGAAACCAGGCTCCGTCTCCATTTTTGTCACTATCTCCAATGTACATATCAATAGCGGAACGATATGCGCCGCCATATAAACCCCTTTGAATTATTATTCCAGGATGGTTTTGTATTTCCGATGTAAGATCAGCATATCTTCGGTCTGGGAATATTCCCATGAAAGCATATTCATTCGCATTGTTAGTGGGTGGACCCATAATATTCATAGTTTTAGTAGTCCAATTGACATATATGTTAGAGTAAACAGTGTAGCTATCAGTGTCTTCACTTTCTGCAAAAGCCTTGCCTACCAAAACAATATCTTTATGAGTAAACAGGCCAATCCCGCGCAATGATCTAGTGTTTTCAGAATCGTTTGGACCCTTTGCCCAAGTTAGCCCTATATTACCTACTACGACATACTCGGGGTTCGGATCAAGATAACCATGATCATAAAATTCAATAAGATACCTAGAAAACTCCATGGTACGATGAGAACCTGTATAAAAATCGATTTCTCCGTCACGAATATAAATTGTTCTATCTTCATTTGCTGATGAAGTCCTGATTGTAACTAAACTTGCATCCAATGTGCCTGATGTGATTTTGTCTGCACTAATACCATTAGCTGATAAATGATCAGTAGTAATTGCGTTTGCCGCAATTAGTCGTGAAGTGATTGCCTCAGTCGCAATTTGTGTGCTTGTAATACTCTCTGGAGCAATATTTTTTGCCCCATCAATAGTTCCATCAATTGTATCAAATTTATCTAAATCAAGCGTTCTTTTGTCTGCATCAAGTAAAATCTCGCCAGCAGATCCTCGAAGTATTAATTTATTTGCATTAATAACGCCATTTGTATCAACATAAAAATTATTTACCCATTGATTGTTTTCATATACTTGTATTTTAAACCCATCAGTAGCATTAGCAATGGTTCGAATTAAGTTATCGCCCCGAGTAATTACTAATCCACTATTGGTATCAATTTGAACGCCATTATACATTGCTCCTTGTTGAATAGAATTGACGGCTCTGTTTTCAATAGCGGTAAAGTTGTTACCGCTTATAGTGCCCCTGATGTCTCCAGAGAATGCTTTCGATGGATCTGTTTTGTAGGGATTATCTGTCGGAACTGTTGAGGTGATTATATTTGATGTCAAGATTTCATTAATATCAACCGACGAATCAACTTTCCTATAGGCTTGAACACCAAACGTGAAATAATGATTGGTAGGAACGTTATACAAAATGATGGATCGTTTGGTATCGCGAACAATAAATTGATATTCATTTGCCGTATCCACTCCAAAAGAGTAGGGAGCAGAGCTTGAAGATACATACATATACACAATAAATCCATCAATATTTATTCCTGTTCCATCATCAGGAAAATCCCACTCAAAGCTAATATTTGATGTGCCATCATCATTAATTGTGTGACCAATTGCAGTCCCATCATTTGCAACAATAGGATTGGCAGGGGTAGAGGATAGTGTATTATTCGAGCTATAATAATCAATTGGCTCTTCTTTAATAATCGAATCTGGATTATACACAACGGATTTTTGCCCTGATGTAAAGCGAAGAGCAGACCCATCGATTATTACGCCATCTTTATTGACTTGAAACATTCCGTTCTCATGCTCAATTGTCAGATTTGATCCAATAAATATACGACCAATAATTCGATCCCCAATAATCCCTTTAGGTGTAATAGCGTGTTTCCAAGTCTCGCCGCCATCATTGGTGATAGCTAAAACAGCGTTATTGGCGACAAGATAATTTTGTGGATCGGTGGATTTCTTAATAATGATACCTCTGTTGCCGATATTCACTGATTGGTCTGTTCCGGCAACAATTAATCTTTTTGTGGCATCCCAAACTTCGTTCAAAATAGAGTTAATATCGCTTTCATATTTGTCTATCTTATCCCACTTAAATTGTTCCATATCCACTGTTGTCGATGTCGAAATGGATTTCCCCATGATTTTGTTGAAATACTCGTGGTAATTTCGAGCAATGTTTTGAGCATTGGCTATAGTTATCTTAATATCTCCTCTGTCAAAGTCATAATCAATTCCAATAATCTTTGCTTTGTATACAAGATCTAACAATTCATGTTTTATTCTGATGTCATCCCCGAGAAGCAATTTGTCCCAATCTCTTTGGGCCTCAACCACCTCAAGAAAGTTGACGATATCGATGTCGATAATTGTTTTGGGTTCTTTTAACTCTTTGAATTTCTTTTTGGCATCCTCATATAGCTCGTAATCATTAACATAATTGGCATCATAAAACTCCTTCTCAATAATGTATTGATTTCTTTCTTGTATCAACTCAGGCGTAAAGTTATTCTCGATGGAGATCTCATTCCTCAAATCTTGAATCTGATCATCAACTTCATTTATTTGATTATTTATATCATCAATTTCTGCTCGTTTAGCATTAATCTGCATCTGTTTGTGATGATCATTATACTTCTCAATAATTTCCTCTTCATTATCACTGCTTTCAAATTCTGTATCAGTTATTTCCACAACATAGATTTTGACTTGGACGTTCTCGGCAGTCCCCATGATTTCAAACTTTGTTGATTTTACACCGTTTAACTTGCCAAGCAGAGTCCATTGTCCAGAAGGTATGTTTTTAATAACTCCATCATGCATAATTGTTAAGTTAGTTGTGTCAGAAACGTATATCATTGCGGCATATTTTTTTACAGTGTCTTCAAGGTTGGCTGTTCTTGTTTCTTTAGAGCCATTATAGATGAAGTCATGGATAGTTAGAGTGTTTACTTCCTCAGATCGCTGAATGTCTAAGCGATCCTTAATTAAAGCCAGATCAGTCTCCAAATCGAATAATTCAGTTTCCTTGATTGTTTTTTGTTCTTGTAATGCCTCTTTCTGTGTGAGGAGAGAATCAAATTCCCCAGTTTTTGATTCAATAAGTTCTTGATAATCAAGCAAGGCATGACATAATTCATCCGTCATCCAATAGCTGCTTCTAATCACATTTTTATTTTCATCTCTTTCGAACGGATACATGAAGAAAGAAAAGTCCTCAATATAAGGAGCCCCTGTGGGGTTAACTCGACGAATAGACAGATCATCCTGACCATATGCATACAGCCTTGTGACCATTTCATCTGTGAGAGATTCTTTATCAAGCGAACGCAAATATTTTCCATAGGAAATAGTTAATCCTTTATACGACCCAATTTTTTCTGGATCAAGAAGGCTTACTGTTTTATTATTTGAATCCCAAGAAACATGAGCCTTAAACGTCTTGGCAATTTCATTAATTGCATCAAGGACTGTAGTCGATGTTAGCTTCAACGATCTGTATTTTCCATCAAAAATAGGATCAATCTCTCCGATTGACCAATCTGTTGAAGACAGTATGTCCGTCAATAATTCATAAGGGGTTTTAGATGTAGCTTCATATCGTCTAATCAATCTGCTTCCTAACTCATAGGGGAGCCAAAAGGCACTAACTTGTTTGTAGTCATTGCGGTTAGAAGATACGTCCTTAATCGAAGTAATAATAAACCACTCTTTTGTTGTTGCGAACTCAAGTCTAACCAGATATCTTTCTCTTATCTTATTGACCAAAGGGTTTTTAACAAGCTGCATATTTCTGTCAAAAAT